TCGCCTATTTCCTGCACTGGGACACTGGTCCCGTTGTGCGCAGGGATGGTAGTCAATCCGGCGAAGGTGAGGGACACATTGTTGGCAATGTTGAGTGGCGTCGTGGGCGACAGCCAGATGGTGTATTTGAAATTTGAGCCGGAAGCGTCCACTTCGATGTTAGCCAGGTTCCCGATCTGGCTGCCGATCGCCTCCTGAATGTTGCCGTTGGGATCGACGATGAAGTCTCCCGGCTGGTAGACGGCCTGGGCCTGCCATGTTTTGCTGCTGGTCACCCACTGATGGGTGTTAACGCCGTCGCTTCCGTAGAGGATATTGCCCACAGCTATAAAGCTCGTGCGCCCAGCTCCTGCGCTCTTGGTCCACAGAACATTGTTGGTCGAGGGTCCGGTCACATCCCGCACGCTGCCAGCAATGGGCGCGATGCCCGCCACAAATTGCGTGACTCCCCAGCGCGGGCCTGCAACCGGCGTGGTCGATGAGTAGACCGAAAAGCGAACCAGGACGTGGACGGACCCTGCCGGGGCCGCGGAAGAAACGGTCAACTGCTCCCAGATGTAATTGTTCAGGGCAGAAGCGCTTTGTATGGGGAGGCCGATCAGGTGTCCCGTGCTATCGAGGAACTCCAATTCGAGTACCGCATTCCCGGTCGCGCCAAACTCTCCTATAGCCATGCAACTAGCCGAGATCACGGTTCCCGGCGTGCATGGAATGTTGGTGTTGTTGGTTACCGCCGCCGTGCCGGGACCATGAAATTCAGCCAGATTCCCCCCCGCGAAAGGCGCGCCGGTTCCAAGCACCCAGCCGCTGCCCCCTCCCAGGGTCTGAAAATTCCATCCGGTTGCGTCCTGGTCAAACGTGGGATTCTGCAGTTGATTCGCCGGCAAATCGCAGTCCGCGATCACGCGGATGGTTTCAGTGTTCCCGGTGAATTGGTGGAATTCGTAGAAGCGATTGATGCGCGGAAACGTGATCGAGTTATAGACCGATACTCCCGGTCGTCGAACGTCGGTCAGCCGCGGAGAGATCTCGCGATTGATCCCGTCGAGGATGCTGTCGAAGCGCGAGGCGGAATAAAACTTTCTATAAAGATAGGGCACAGCCGCATCGCGCAGCGGGTTCCTCTGCGTCCACATGCCGGTGAATTGAGCGTCCATCGACAGCGCCGCGAACTGGCTGGGATCAACGGTCGCGCCTGCTTGCTGGACTGGACTCGGCATTATGCGTAGCTCTCCTGAGTTGGGAAAAGATCCATCGGGATCGGTTCGCTGGAGTGAGCGGCCACGCCCTCGTCGTACTCGACCAGGACCGTGCCTGGGCCTGTCCAGCCCTCGGTCTGAAGTTGGTATTTAACGCACTCCTCCCAGTTGGTGTTCTGCGCCGGAATGTCCTGAAACTCGGGGTTGTCGTTGACCCAGAGGTCATCATCCCACTTCATCGAGTCGATCGAGAATGTCATCGCAATTTCATCGAAACGCATCCGCCAGTCGAAGGTGTGCCAGTCGTCGGGCGTGGTGCATGACGCCTTCGGGAACCACCCGGTGCCCTGCCACGCAGGAGGGTCTTTGTCGATCTGCATTTCTCCGGTGTCGCGGTTCCATTGCGTACTCCAGTTGGCCACGTTGCGGATCCAGGTCTGAGAGTTGGGGCGGGTTTTGAAACAGGTCTTGTTGTCCATCTCATGACGGGCCGTGTCGTCGTAGGTTTCACCAGGAAAGCGGAACTTTACATGCCACGCCTGATAACGCAGCAGCTGCCCATTCAGGTTCGGCAGAGGGCGAGTTAAAGAGACAAGTCCTCCCGCCCAGGGTTCGCCCAGGTGGTTGTGGACCAGCATCGACCCAGCGCTGGTCTGGGTGGCAAAAAACTGCAGCGATTGAGGTTTGTTAATCGAGTCGCTTGTGTTGCCTTTCCAGGCAGCGGCGGCCTTGAATAAAAACCTGTCGAGCAAAATGATCGCCATGAATTACCTACCTTTTGCGCGCCCCTAATCCTTCCTGGACGCTGGCCTGGTTCCGCATCGCGGTGCGGACGAAGTTATCCCACTGCCCCATGAAAATGATCTTGGCCTGGTCGTCGAGGCCGTCCTGCGCGCCCAGGAGATTCGAAACAAACTGCTGCGACCAGATCGGAAAGCGCGCATCGTTGACCAGCATGGCGCACCAGGAAAGCATTCCGGTGAAAAAAACGTGTGCGAACTCATCGGCTACCGGGCCGAAGTTCTGCGCATAGCTGGTCAGCAGGATGGCCTTCTGCTGATGATCGAACGTGGCCACATACGCCTGGTCTGGAACGGCGTTGAACCTAAAAGTTATATTCCCCTGGTTGTCGTCGTACTGGGGGGCCACTTCGGTGGGCGCCCGCATGGTCGAGGTTTTAGCCAGCGAGAGCGCCCCCGCGAGCTGGTGGATCTTGCCGCTCGGATCTTGCAGCCATTGCGTTTCGATGTGCCCCAGCCGCGGAATCGAGAGCTGGTAATCGGTCCCCGCGCTGGTCGATAGAGCGATCTGGAAGCTGGCCCGGTTCGATCGCCAGGTGAATGGCGGCCCCAGCATCGTGTTAAGAATGATCTGGGCAGCAGACAGCCCCGGCTGCAGGTTGTTCACATTCATCCTCTGCTGCTTGATGTAGGCAGAGCAGAATGTAAGCCCGTCTCGCACTGTCAGCGTCGAAGCCATTAGATCCTTTCAATAAGGCTGGTCCGCGGTAAACGGCCCTTTCCATCCCCAGCGGCTTTCGGGAACCTGATTCTGCGGAATCATGCCGTAGGCATTCTGTTCCTTGTCGCCCTGTTTCATCATGGCTTCCATCGCCATCATCCAGAGCTTGAGCGCGGTGTCTCCTCGAGGCCGGTCGGCGGGGTTGGGGCTGGACTTCAGGCAATAAGCCTCGAGGCCGGTCTGGAAGTGGCGCGAAAAGCTATCCGGGATCGGAGTCAGAAGCTGCGCGAATGTAGTGAAAAGCGGCGGCGCGAGCTGGTAATAAGGCAGGATCTGAAAGACGGGTCCAGCCGCGCCCGGTAAAACATCCAGCCGGAATCCCTGGCTGGTTGGAGCTACCACGGTCCAGACGCAGGTGCCATCGGGGACCAGGGTTCCTTCGACGGCTGCAAGGGCCGCCGCGGGCGCTGTGAGCCCGGTCGTTCCAAAGGTAGTCAGGATCAGGTAATTGCCGTTCGAATCTATAAAATTCATAATCGGGTTCTGGCCGACCGCTCCGGTTGTAACCAGCGGGTGAAACACCGTGTTGGCCCCTGGCCAGGTTCCCCAGCTCAATTCCCAGTTGTACATCCAGCAGATCTTCCCAGGCCGGTAACGCCCGATGCTGGTTCGGGTCAGCCCCCGCACCCAGGTTATGGCCCCGTCCCAGTTCAACGGCTTGGGGATGGTCGTCGAATTGATGTTCACGATGTCGCAGTCGTCGCCCCACTCGATCGGCCCGGCGAGCTGCGCTGGCTGGGGGTAGTCTTGTTGCCAGCTGTTGGTATAGATCGGGGCCGCCACGCCGCGGTTGAATCGCCAGTTGAATCGTTCGCAGATGAGATCGGCCATAACCCTGCTGCCCAAATTCAGGCCAAGATCCTCGCCGTATCCGGAAGCCTGGCCGCGGGGATCGGGGATGCCCTGCGCGGCGATCACGTTGTATACGGTCTGTAGCTGCAGCGTCGAGAGCGCCATGTTTGCCCCTTTCGCAGCAAAGCCCAGGGCCGAGGGGACGACCCAAGCCCTGGGCCTGCTGCTTTTCCGCCCCCCCTAGATAAAAAGGGCGGATTCCGCCAGTTAAACATCCGCCCCTAGGAAAGAATGTCAACGCTTGCTGAAAGTAGTTGCGCGCTCGGTACTGCCGCCGAAGCTGCGATGGTGACGGCCAGGGTTTCAGCCACGGTCAGATCCACTGGCCCCTGCGCCGCGGTATTGGTGTCAAGGGAAACAGACGTACTGGGCGCAGCCGCGGTGCCGATGTTGGCCGTGACTGACCCGTGCGCGTTAATCATGCCTGCGGTTCCCGCTGTGGCCACAGTCAGCTGGAATTCAAATTGAATGGGCAAGTTGGTCGAAGCCGCGGTGTTGGTAGCCGCGGTGGTGATGCTGCACAGGACCACGCTGCCCAGCTTGATGGCGATGGTGAGAGTAGCCACGTTGGTGGAGGTAGTCGAATAGATCGCCGTGCCTCTCACCCGCAGCGTTCGACCTACCAGGTTCCACGCCCCTGCAGGTATCGCCTGACTAAAGAGGTTTTGCGGCGTGGTGATGTTGCTCAACGCGGTCTGTTGCCCAATACTGGCCGCGCGCGCAGCTGCTACCACAACGCCCGCAGCCGTCACCACTCCCAGCAGGCCGGTGATCTGATCCGCGATGAGTGCCCCCGGCGAGTCGAACTGAGTTTTCGGCATTGCGCCCGATACGATTCTGTCTGCGCCCACGTCTTATCCTCCTTTTACGCCGCATCCCCTCTGCGGTTGTCGAGTCCTTGTGCGTAGCCGTCGCATGGCCGCGGCATGAGAACTTCGCGGCCATCGCCATCTGTGAACGTGAACGTGACGCCGCAGTGCATGGGCGTCTTGGCTTCGTCGGTGAGCTTGTCGCCCGCCAGCTCGACCAGCGCGTTGAACTTGGCGAGATCATCGTGGAGCTTGGCCACGCGCGCCTTGGCTTCGTCTTTAGTTTCGCCTGGCCGCGGGTTCCTGGCCTGGTCGCGTTCGTTGGGACTAAAAACTCTTAGTCTGCAGATCGCGCACATGACCAGGACGGTGTGCGCGTCGGGCAGCTGTACCAGGGTCAGCGCGCTTTGACCTTTGCCGGAATAGGGATTCTTCAGTGATCCACCCTGCCGGTGTGTACACTCCCGCGCCTTGCGCGCGATCTCCTCGCTATCCATGCGCATCTGTTGCTGGCGCTGGCGATTGGTGCGCCTGCGGGTTTCGCGTGCTGCTGTCCACTGCTCGACTTGCTCCTTGGTCTGTTCCAGTTCGAGCTGGGCTTTCTGCAGGTTTACCTGGGCGGTTTCCATCTGGATGGATTCGAGTTGTTTTCTGACCTCTTCAGCGCTGGGCATTTTGCCTCGCTCCTTCGATTAAGTTGCCAGGAGGGAAGAGAGAACTTCCAAACCGTACCTTCCCCCCTGGCTCTGTAAACCGCAGTGCGGTTTTTTATGTTGTCTGCGGAACCGCAACAGCAATGCGGGCGCGGCTGGTCGATGCTGGATCAGGCGGAAGGCCCACGCCGAGCACGCAGTTATATCCGGTGCCCGCCATGATGAGGCCGTTCGGGTCGTAGGCAGTTTTTGCGACATATTCCCCGGCCCACAAATTCATGTTTTTCCAGTTGGGATCGATGCGCGTGTGTCTCTTGTTGGGGAAATTTATAAACACGATCGCATCTTTCCCGGCCAGGTAAGTGCTGATGCCGGTGAACGCCGATCCCTGCCAGGCCGCGTACTGCGTTTGATTGGTGGATTGACGCCAGCGCGCCCCGAACAAATCGATAATTCTGGTTGTTTCAAGCCCTTCTTTGTCCGTGGTCAGCGCTTCCAATTTAACTTGCCCGGCATCGGTATGCTTCCACAGGTCAACGATGCTGTTGTTGGAGTTATCAAGCATACAATCGCCAACGAAAAACGGATGGATGCTTCCGTTAAATGCACCCGAATCCATCGGCAACACCGTAGCGCCCAAAAGTGATTGCGGCATCTGCTCGATGATCTGTTTACTGAACGCATACGGAGTCGTGAGCGAATCCTGGTTGCCCGTGCGCACGTCGAACGTGCGCAGGTAATCGAACATGTACATGACCAGATCGTCAAGCGTGATCCCCAGTTGATACGCCATGATCTTGCGGTTCTCTTCGAGATCATTCGAGATCGAGGTCATGAACGCGAGATCGCTGATGTTCGAATAATTCGCCCACTGTCCCACCACGATGTCGCGGAAATTGACGTTGATCTGAGCCGGTGGACCGATCGTGCCTTCCGTCTGCTGGGCCAGGTTCGCGGGCAGCGGAATGGACATGAAATTTCTAAAAGTCATGCCTGATTTTTCGGGAAGATCCATGTGCGTGCAGAGTAGTAGCTTGTTCAAAAACATATATAACCAAGCCATAAACACGCGATTGTAATGGATGGTCAATCTCGCTTGCGGCATGTTCGCAGTGGTCTGCGCCGCGGGCGATGGACCTTCACCTAAAGCGGGGCTGCCTGCAAGTCCGGCTGCGGTTTGCAGAGCCAAAGATGCTGTGACTGCGATCGCAGAGCCTACGGCCACTATCAGCTGGACGACTGGCCAGAAGACATTGCGCACCAGCCACAGTGCGATTGATTCCTGTGTTCTTACCCTCATGTGCTTCGTCTCCTTGCCTAAGCTGTCGCTTGGGCTGATGAGCCGAAGTGGAATTCGCACGCTTCCGCGTACTCCCGGTCGTTCGATTCGAGTAGCGCTTTTTGCTTCGAAAGCGGCATCGTGCGGATCTCTTCAGCTGTGTATTTCAGGGTCCGCGTTGGCGCTGTTTGCCGCTGGAAGGTTGTCGATCGACTGCCAGTGGCAAAGCGCGTGCCTCTTGGCCTCTCGATGCGCTGAACCTGAGTCTCGTCAGGAAACGTGCTTGAGGGTTGGTCGGTGATTGGTTCGCCCTGGTCTTCCATCAGAAGCCCCTGGGCCTTCAGGTTGTTCATCGCCTGGGTCAAGATTTGTGCCGTGACCTTGCCCAGACTCCCGCCTGCCAGTTGCAGCGCCTCGGCAGTAAGCAGCTGCTTATTGCCGGGGTGCGGGAAAAATTCGGGGTGGGCCGTCTGCCACTGAAGGGCCATGCGCGCGTAGTTGTCGATCACGATTTGCTGCAGGTTGAGCCCGGTCGCGCTTTCGACCAGAGTGCTGATCGCCTGCCCAGCTTTGGCTGGATCCTCGAGATCGACGGTAGCCTGCATCACCTGGTCGGCGGAAATTTGCCGCGGCGGAGGAGGGGCCTGCGCCGCGGCTGACGAGGACTGTGTACTGCTTTTTCTCACCAAGGCAATCTGTGCGTTGGCATTCTGGCGAGCCAGCTTTTCGAGGACTTCGCCCTGGTCGCGGCCATAGGTGTAGATCGGGTGGGTTCCGTCTTCGAGGTCAGTTACCCAGCATACTGTTCCGGATTCAACCGGCTGGCCGTTCGGTCGCGTGTCCGTCCAAAATGCTTTCATTGCTTCGCCCCCTCGCCAGTTGCCATGTTCACGATGTTTTCCATTTCCAGGATGGCCCGCCTGAACATCATCACGTAGGCCCAGGTCCGGGAGATCTCATCAGCGTTGGCTAGCGGATCGGCTTCGGACACTATGGTAGCGCTGCGGATCAGCTGCTGCAGGAACCTTTTTTCGAGTTGCATAAGGGTCGCCAATGTTCCGTTGGCCCTGGCCTCGCGCAAGAGCTGCCGGTCGTCGTCGTTCAGCGGATGATCCGCGGCCAATTGTTCGGACAGTTGCGGGAAGGGCTGGAAATAGGGAATCGGATCTTCCATCTGACCGGCGCGCAGCTTGGCCAGCTCCTCGTTGAGAGGATCGCCGCGCAGATACTTTTCGAAGTTCACTGTCATTCGGCCTTCTCCTCCCCATTGCCGTCCGGTTTCGCCACGGTGTGGGAACGATGCGACACCACGGATGCTCCGCCGAGTGTCCCCAGGATGGACAGGATGTCCGAAAAAACTTCGCGATCGTTCTGGGTCGCCTGGGGATCTTTCATGAGTAAAATTCCCATCCCGCAAATCGCTATCAAGATTGCGAAGGTTAAGGAGAACCGCAACAACATGCTCAACCGTTCATCGGTCATCATTGGTGTGGCCCTGTTAACTGATGTGACCGTTCCACCTGGCTAGAAAAACAAGCAGCCCTACCCAGAAACAATCGAGAGCAATGGCCATCACTTTAGGCTGGTTGCTGAATGCATAGACAATCAGCCCGACGATCGAAATGATTAGCGATACATAGATCAAAGGAAACCTCCCTCTTGCGGTCATCTTTGCGGGCACTGGCCTAACCGGAGTCACCATCTCAGACCACTCCCTGCTGCAGTTCTGACATATCCGTGTTGCGGGCCAGGCGCGCTTCGGCCAGGTCCAGGGGGACTCCGCCCTGGATGTGATCCAGTGCCTTCTCCACCAGGGTCTGCTGGACATCCTGCTTGCCTTTTTGCGCGATCTCCTGCAGCTTGTTCGCGCCTTTTAGTTTTTCGATTTGAGCGTCGGCCTGGACCTTCTGCACACCAGGCTGCATCTGCGCCTGGAATTGTTTCTGCTGATCGGTGAGAGGAATGAAAATGTCCTCGCGCGCGGCCAGCTCGCTCATGCGCAGGAACAGACTGGCGATCGCTTCGAAGTTGATCGTCTCTCCAATCTCGTGCAGGTATTGCAGCAGCTGCGGCTGCTGCAGGATCTGGAGCAGGAAGGGAATCAACTGCGCGATCGCGGCCTTGGCAGCCAATTTTTGGCCGGCCAAAATTTTTATGTTGAACCGCGCATCGATGAACGTTTCGGCGTCGATCTCATCGAGGATGGCTTCGCCGTAGTGTTCGGAGAGCAGATCCCTGATCTCCTTGATCGGCATCACTTCCTGGACCATCTTCCATAGGAACTGCAGCCAGCGGGTCAAGACTCGCTCGATCTGCTCGACGGGATCTGCGATGTTTTCGTCGGCCTTGCTCGACAGCCGGTTCACGCCCGCCGCGGTGCGCCCGAAGCTCGACGACGGACCACCCAGCTGTCCCTGCATGGTGGTTTGATTCGCCCCGACGACATCCTCCCCACCCTGCATAGCCAGCTGGTAGATCCGCCACGCCCATTCCGGGGGATTGGGCATTTCCATAAACTTGAACGCCTTGTTTATGTCGTGGGTCGGACCCGCGTTGACTCCCAGCAGCAGGCCCAGGCCAGCGATGATGTTTTGGGTGGGCGCGTTGCCGCTGGAATTGTCGTAGAGGATAGGGGCATTGAGGGGGAAGGCGATCATCTTGAGGCACTCGTTCAAGACGCCTTGAGACATGCGCTGATCGCCTGCATTGATGCGGCCCTGGCCGTAGCCAAACCCTGAATTATCAATGTTATACCAGTTCGCAGTGTAGCCAGCGGCGTGGTCCCCAAGCCCGTGATCCTCGTTGCGGATGATCTTCCTTCTGCCCTCGTAGCAGAGCATTTCGATGACGTTGTGTTCTTCCCAATAACTAAGTTTTAGAAGCGGCTTTTTGAATGGGTTCACCGAGACTTGCGCGTTCTCTCCCTGGGCGTGCATCACCACGGAAGAATTCGCGTTCATGTTGTTCGCGAGCTGGCTCCCCACTTCCGCGTCACCGTAGGGATTGGCGAGGAAAAACTTGATTAGATCCTGGTCGGCGGGAATGTCTTTGTAGCAATCCAGTTCGCGCAGCTGCTGGAGATCTTTGAATTCAACGTAATCGATGTCGATGCGCGGCCAGCCGGATAGTTCGGGCCGTCCCGGATGTCTCCACTTCTCCGAGTAGAGCGTGGTCCCCAAGCGCCGGTACTCGATGAAGGGCCAGCTCTCCGTCACCTTTTCATCGACACTCTTCCAGTCGTCGCTCTCCCAGGTGTGAACCTTTTTCTTTGTCCCTGCAGGCATGTCGATTTCAAGCGGCTGCTTGACGGGATGACGACGTGTGTGGACGACGGTTTTTTCTTCCCAGCCAGGGACGGCGATCGCGGTCCCCTGCAGGACTTGGCATTCTATAAACAGGCGCATGTTATAGTCCAGGTCGGCGCGATCGGACAGAGTTCTGAAAAGCTCGGTCCATGCGGACATGATTTTCTCGGCCTGGGGATTGCCTGCCAGCTTGCCGCGGGGTTCTAAGATGAACCAGTTTGTATCCGCGAACAGCGCGCGCCTGACCTGGTTTGAAAGTGTGTTGCGGTTCTTGGCCACGTTGAACCGCGAGATGCGCGCGGGGCGGTTAGTCGCTCTCCAGTCGCGATCGTAGTTGACAGACTGATAGAGAAAATCTATGTATTGCCACTCCATGAGCCAGGAGTTCGAGTCGATCCAGTTCATGGCTTTCTGGTAGTCGTTCCATACGATCGTCGCCGCGGCATCGTCGTCGAAGGTCGCGCCCTTCGTTCCGTCCGGAGTGACCGTAACCTGCTTCTCCTGGATCGGGAGCGAGGTCACGTTCCCCAGAGGGAAACCATCGCCGGTTATCTTCGCCGCGAGTTCGAGAGTGTCAGCCATTTATCGCTGCCTGTACCTCAAGGCCAGTGCCTCGGCCATTGCATGGAAAGTTTTCGCGTCCCCTGGCCCGTTGCCGAAGTATTCGTACCCATGCCCGCCCTGTCCGTCGCCTGTCTCTGTCTTGATGGTCCTGGCAATGATGAGAACGTCCGTGCAGCGGCCCAGCTTCCCACTCTTCAATTCGCGCGCCCACTTAATCATTCGGCCAGTTGCGTCGTAGGGTGTGCCCTGGTCAATCGCGCGCAGCCTGCTGCGGCGGCGCAGATTGGCTTTCTTCTCGGCCTCGGTGTCTGACAAAACAGCGGTGGGGATGGTGGTCTTAACCATCGAGCCCTCCGGGGAGCGGCGGCAAGTTGAACGTCGCGGTCCTGCCCATAGCGGCCAGGTGCGCTTCGGTCTTCTGGCGCTGCAGCTGGTCCTGGTAGTCCATGCCCTGCTGCGACAGGAACTGAGCCAGGAGCGCGTCGTCGCGGCGCTTGCGTCCGTACTCCAATTCGGCCTCGCTCATGTTGGCGCGCATCAGGCTGATCGGCACCAGGTCTGCAAACTGGGCGATGGCCTGGATGATTCCGTTGTGCTCGGTCAGTCCGAAGTGAACGAACTGGCTGCGGCATTCGAAGGCTTTCCCCATGCCGGTCGAGAACTGCAGGCGTCCGGTTTTGAGGAGTGGTTCGAGCTGTTCCATCTGGGCCGTGCGCCGCGCCTGGTCTTCATTCCACTCCAGCCATTGCAGCTTCAGGCTGCGATTGCGTTTCAAGGCTTCGTTGCGGATGTGCGTTTCCAGATACTCGCTGCCTGGAACCTCGATCATCATCAGGCCCGCGGCGTCGTGGGCGCGCAGCTGCGCGACTATCTTCTCCGCCTCGGCGCTGGGCGTGTACGTGCCCTGCCACGCATCGAGGACATAGATCCGGCCATCGTCGGAGATTCGCGCCGCCGCGCCCTCAGAGAACTTGGCCATCGACTTGTTGCCGCCATAGCGTGGACGCCAGCAGATGTACGTGTCCCCGTTGCGCGGAATCCGGCCTGGCTGGATCTGGGCCAGGTCGAACAGCCTTTCATCGAAGCGCGCCACGTTCCCGCCGCGAGGACTGTTCTGCTGCTGGCAATTGTGAACCGCGAAACCGTCGCAGACGAAGTTGCTTGTACTGCTCTGAATGTCATAGACGATCTGCTCTCCAAGGGATTCTATGCTGACAACTGCAGGATGAGAGCTTCCACCCCTTCGCCCGCTGGCTTCCGTTAATTGAACCCCGTCCCAGAGTGCATTAAGAAGTTTTCGCCGCTTTGCAAATCGCGCATATTGAAGTAGATGAATTTTGAAACTGCGACCGCCAAAAATCAAGAATCGGCTGCATGAATGAACGCTGGTTTCGCGCCAAGGCAATTGCAGGCGTTTCAGTGTATCCCTGATCGCATCGAACACTTCCGGGTTGATGCCGGCTTTTTGATATATCGTCGCGCCGGTTGTCGATCCTACAGATCCCTCGCCATCGATGATGCCTCCCAGCCAATCCCAATCGCGCTGTTCTTCCGGCGTGGGGGGCAGCTTTGGTTGATAAACGGACACCATTTTGCTGCCGATTTTCAGAGGTACGTAATGCAAGTCTCCTCCATTACTCGGCCTGAGAAATCGATGATCAGGAGTCGTACAGGTCACCCTTCCGCTGTCCGTCGTAACCTTCACGGCTTCGGCTCGTCGTGAAAAGGTGCGTTCAACAGTGGCTTTGAGAAGGCGGGTATCAAAAGGACCGAATTTTTGAAAGCCCATGATCTCGTCGCCAACCTTCAACTCTTCGATTGATTTTTCGGTCCAGTCAGCCATCAACACGCGAGCGCCCGCGCAGAAGCACATGAAACTCTCAAAGTTGGCGTGGAATTTCTCGCGCAATTCGCCGTAGCTCAGATTCATAAATTCGGGGAAGTGTAATTCTACCGCGTCTTCCTCGGGGAATTCGCCCAACACCAGGGGACTGCCGTCCTTGACGGTCAGAGAGCAGCGGATCAGGATCTCCCAGTTGTCCGGATTCTCGCGCGCCCGGTCGATACACTTGCCGTACCAGTCGAACGGGTGATACCTGGTCCCGCAGATGTTGATGTAACCCCCGTCACGTAAACAGTTTTCGTTCTGGTCGCAGCTATTTATTACTCCTGTGCGAACGTCTGCAGAAGCGTCAATTCCGCTGTTGAGGGTGTCTTCCACGTCGTCCGGTTCGATCAGCAGCGGATGCCAGCCAGATTGCGTGCTTTTCGGGGAAGTGAAGGCCAGCGTCGAGTCGAGGTCGCCCGCGCCCAGGGCACGGCGGCCCCGGACGTTCCAGGGAACTTCCGGCCAGCGATCGGTCACCAGCTCGGGGAACAGGAGATGGAACAGCCGCGGCGGGGTGTTCTTGGGCCGGTAGAAAACTAAAGCGGTTTTATGCGCCGAAGCCTGGGCCAGCGGCTGCGTGGCGCTCTCGACCAGGACGGTCAGCTCCTCGGGGAAGGCGCAGATCCACTGCACGCGGTCGATGCGCTTGGCGGTCGTCTTGAACGTGTGCCTCGGGTCCAGATGCAGGCGCTTGTGTTTGGGGTGCTGTTCCCGGATCGGGATCTTGGGGTTTTTGGGAAAGTAAAGTTTATTAAAAACCGGTCCGTGGGCACGTTCGTTAAAGTCTTTGAAGCCCAACATATCCGCGGCGAAGAATCCATCGCTCAGAAACCTGAAACGCATATCTTCCCGATATGCGTTGTCGTAGGTCAATTTTTCTGAGTCCAGGATCAAATTTCGCCCCCTCGGTGTGCGCGATCTCTTGGCAAGATCAAGCCGCTTCTGGCGGCCCGCCTTCTCCGCCCCCTGGCTCCGGTGCTCCTCCCCCGGCCTCGGGAGGCTCCCCGCCGCCCCCTGGCGGCCCAGCTCTCGCGCCCTGGTTCATGGCGAACTGCTCGGCCACATGCTGGCCAGCCTCGTCCGGACTTTGGCTGGTAGCCATCGGGCCGCGCTCAGGCTCGGGGGGAGCGCCTTTAGATTCCGCGTAGCTGTGATGATGGACCAGGGAGCCGTCCTCGGCCTGCGTGGTGCGGATCTCGTGCAAGTGCTTGCGCTTCTTGCCTTCGCCGCCTTTTTCTTCCTTCGGCTTTTCCTTCTCTTTTGCCATCGCGTCCCCCTAGCCGACTGAGAATTTTTTAACTACGACCGTGGTGGGAAGCGGAACTGTAGCCGCGGAGGACGAGAACGACAACACGAAGTTGGCCACGGGGCTGTTGGTGTCCTTCATGCCGGTCGCCACGGTTGCCAGCGCAGCCTTGGTGGTCAGGATGTTGTTAATCAGCCACTCGCATGTCCCGTGCAGCTTGCCGCTCACGCTGTCGTAGATCAGCTCGGCATGGACTCTCCAGGGGGCCGTCGTAGTGCCTACGGCATTAGCGCCGGATGATCCCAGCGCGACGTTCGTCGCGTCCGTGAGGGACGTGCCCACGGCCAGCTTGCCGACGATGTTGCTCGCGTTCAGAGTGGTGACGATCCCCGAGGCCCAGAGGTCGAAGCTAGTCTGCTCGTTGCCCTCCATGCCGTCTAATGCGCACACCAGGGCCAGGGCTGGATTTTGGGGATTCTGGACAACCGCGACTGCAGCCGCGTTGAGCTGCTGACTCGCCGGGAGAGGCGGCGCAAGCGAAGCCTGGACGTTGAGCCCTGATTGATTGCTGGACGATGCGGCGATGGACGTGACGGAGTTCACCCGGTCTGACAGTGCCATTCTTGCCCTCCTGGACCCCTGGGAAGGGGATCGTACGGCAAGAATGGTAGGTCACTCCGGAGAGCTTGCGGGCGGATTTACAGGGGTTGGGATTGATTCTTTTGTGCGAATCACAAGGCTAGTAAACTTTTCCAGCCGTTGTTTGAGTGCGGGAAGGTCTGCCGGTTCAGCCGTTAACAGCTCCTCGTTCATGCGCACAACCTCTTTAGAAAGAAAGGTATTCACCACTTTCATCGTGTTGACCATCATGGCTTTGGGAACCATGCCGTTGCCGCGGCTTTCCTTGAGCTGCTTCACGTCCCGGCGATCAATGCGCCACAGCCGGAATTCTTCCCGTTCTTCGGGGCTGGATGGGTGTAAACAGTGGGGACATTTGCGGTTAGCCCGCTGCCTGGCCCGCATCGCGTCGAGCTTGTCTTTGCATGGTTCGCTGCAGGTTGCGGTCTGGCGCGTCATCCGGCCTTCCGGAATCCGCCCGTTGCAGATGGTGCAAAAAAGTATGTCCTCTGCCATTGTCCCCTCGAAAAATTTGCCACATCCCCGGCCCTGCGGGGGGGGTAGGTGCGTTTTCCTCCCCCTGGGAGGATGGATTTCCCCCAAAAACCCGCCCCGAGGCCGCTACGGGCCTTCTGGCGGGTTTTGGCGAAATGCTGCGCACTTGCATTCGTAGTTGGGGAATCGATTGGAAATTATGAGCAAGGCCGGGCGCAGGGCTGCGTAGGATTCGCCATCGGCCCGCGCTGCAGCTTCTGCCAGATACCTGAGAAAATCGCCCGACTTGTTGGGTTCATGGTGCAGGATGCCGTATCCCCATCTCATCAGCTCGTTGTCATTTGCCAGAATCATTTACGACCCTCCCGCGCCGCCTTACACAGCGCACACTTGCAACCGGGAGCGTGCGCGACTCGGGGACCGGGCACCTCTACTGGCTTTTGTGGGATTCCACCATTTCCTTTTTCCTTGACTCGAACGTATCTTTTTCTAAACATTTTGGCCTGGTTTATTTCCCCTCACCGTCCAGGTTATCCAGCCGCTCTTTGTGCCGCTCGGAAACCAGCAGCAGCGCGTGTACTTGTTCGCCGGTCTTGCTTATTCCCTCGGTGAGCAGCTTGTTAATAACGTTCTGCTGCAGTGCCAACGTGCGAACATGGGCACCGATCTCTTCCACCAGCTCATGTAGTTCCTTGATTGTCATGCGCTATTATAACGTCAACTATGAACTCACGCGGCCCCAAAATTCGTCAGCCTCGCTCCACTTCCGAGATGCCGCGCATTGCGATTCGCTTTGCCAACCGGGAGGAACACCAGCGCGTGGCGAAAGCTGCCACGGCTGCACGCATGTCGGTCAACAGCTGGATTCTGCGGCTGATTTTCGACACGATCGGCCAGCCTGAGCCCGAGCCAGCGCCGCGGAAGTGGACGCCACGAAAGGGAAACTAAAAAATGGTGACGGAGAGAAGACGTGAACAATTCAGTCGAGCCATGAAAAAGCGCCGAGAATGCCTCAAAGCGCAAGGTCTTTGCTGTCATTGCGGCCAGTTTCCAGTGGAGATTAATCGAGTCCTTTGCTCGATGTGCCTTGAGGCATCGCCTCTCGCGGGAGAAACTGCGTTATGCCAGCCTGTCGAAACGCAGGAAGGCAGAATACGCGAAGGCGCAGGCGGCACGGCTGGCGGCACGGCAGGCGTGGAAGTGGGCGGCTAATAGCAGTTTCGGTTCTGAAATCAAAGCGCTGCTCTGAAACCTTAAAAACCTACTGGGGCAAGATGACCGCCAAGCAGCGCAGCGCCGAAATGAAACGTCGTCAGCAAGTCGCGGCAGCCAGGAAGGCAGCGCGCAGTTAAAACAGCCATCCCCCACAGCGCGCGATCCAGGGAAGCGTCAATGGTTCGCCCACTGAGGACGCCGAAAGAGTAGATCGTTGCAAATAAAGGAAAAAAGTACGGCCACTTTGTAGGGGAAGTCAGTTTCCATGCAGGGCATTTAATTGCTGCTCTAGTAACCTGCCCTGGCTATCCATCGCCAGGGCGTTTCTATATAGCACGCTGGGACGGTTGAAGGTGAAGGTTAGTCCGTCACCATCCTCTTCCCAGGTGAAACCCTCATAAATGAATTTCACTTTCGCCAGCGCTTTTCGGGTCTTCGTCCGAAATCGATATTCGTCTTTAATTTGCGGCCCGAATTGCTCTTTAAGTTGCTCCCAGGTGAGATGCAGCGTGGTCTGTCGCCCGTTGCGCATGAGCACATAGGCTTTGTAGGTTGCCCAGTTGTAAAGGTCGTAGGCCAGGCAATCCGGCCAGATCCAGCGAATGATGCGCTTGTCCACTGCCACTTTGTCGCCATGCTCGATGACGTTCTCCCAGTGTTCAGCGCTGATCCTCAACCATGATTTTGCAGACGGGTCCAGCAGTTCTCCAGCAGCCCGGCTGTGAATCGCCTTCGGTTCCCAGAACATTTCTGCTTCAGTGACCAGGGTCAGCTGTTTGAATCTGGCACAAGTTTTACCCTCCTGCCAGAACATGATCCGCGAGCTTAACAGGCTCATCAATTGTTTCTTAAAAGTCCCCAGATTGCCGGTGCTCCCGCCTGATTGAGTCTTTGCACCAGTCACGTTTTGAATAAAGGGCGCCAAGGATGGTCCCAGGATGATGATGCGGTCTTTTCGATGCTGGTTGCGAACAATCTCTGTGGTGATCCAGTTCAAAATGCCGCGAGGATAGATGCCATAGGGGAGATCCACGCCTGGGGGTGTCTGGATGACTAAGTTGAACGGGCCACTTTGACGAACGAACTCTGTACCGGCGACACGAGATCGAGGCAGAGCCAGGAGGCATACGGCCCTGGTTGAATACCAGACCGCACCAGCCTGCACCGTTTCCTCGGCCTGCAGTGATTGTCGAAGGTCAGCGTGCAGTGCTTCTCGTGATTCTCGAATGTGGGCTTCTATCGCGTCTGAGTACACCCTGCAAATCTTTCATAAACCGTTCAAAAAACAAGGGGAACATTGGGCGAAATGTCTACGAATAGTAATAGCAGGCGTGACAGGTCGCCAAGCGGGGAGGCGGCGGATGCCCATATTTCCCCGGAAATAAAGTTTTCCACGCATAAAGTGGTCGGAGAATTTGCCCCAAAACAGAGTTTTCCACGCATAAAGTGGTCGGAGCGCACGCATAAAGTGGTCGGAGCGCACGCATAAAGTGGTCGGAAAAAAAGGCTTAGTTGTTTGAAAATGCAGGCTTTAGCGACCGGCAGGTA